CCCAATCAGGAGAACAGCATCAATCGCCAGTGGCGCACCGAGCTTACCGCGCTGGTGCAGAGCGATCCGGTGCTGCGCGAAGAGGGGCGGCGCTGCTGCGAGAACAACCTGCTCGCGCTCGCCTATGTGCTCGGGTACTGTCTCGTAAATGAAGATGTGCATCGCGAAGCGATCGATTTTTTCCCAAAATTATCCTCTGACTCTACGGTGGCCGAAGCGTTTAAAGGGATGAAACGCAGGCGTACCCTTCTCTATCCACGCAATACCTACAAGTCCACCCTCGACATCTGTTTCTGCGTTCAACTGATCCTGAATTACTTTATGACCATCGGCATCCTGATCCTCTCGGGATCGAAGGAGTTGAGCTTCGCCTTCGTGGATCAGGTCGCGAGCTTCTTCATCCGGCGCGGCTCGAATGTCTCCCTCTTCCAAGCGCTCTACCCCGAGCTATGCGTCGAGAAATGGAAAGCCTCGGGGTGGTTCACGGCGGGGCTGCGGCAGACCGAGCCAGAGATCATCGAGCCGCTGATCTGGGCGAACTCGCTCGAATCCGCGACGACCGGATGGCACCCCGACGTGCTGATCTGTGATGACGTGAACAACAATCGTAACTCGCGAAGCTACGAATCACGCATCCGGCTCACCAAGGAATACAAGCTGGTGCGGAAGATTTTGAAGCCGACCGGCATCGAACTCAAGATTGGGACTTGTTATGGGCCGGGTGATCTCTTCAATGACGAACTTCTGACCGCCCGCCCGGGCAGCTACGATAGGGTGCTGAAGCCTGCAATGGTGCTGCGCAGCGGCGAGCGGCTCGACAACAATGGTTTCCCTGCCGAGGACGAAATCGACCTCTTGCTGCCCTCGATTCTGAGCTACGAATTTCTGCGCGAAGAGTACGACGCCGACTATGCCAGCTTCATGTCGCAGTACATGATGGACAGCTACGGCGCTGCCGAGATCGGCTTCGGCGAACGCGAAATGCTGGCGGCGATGGTGGAGGAGAATCGAGTGCCGATGGAAGGCGCGATGCACATCGCCTTCCGCCTTCCCTGCCGGTCGAAGAAGTGGAACACGTTGAGCGGCGCGGTCGGCATCCAGACGCAGCAGAGGATGTACGTGACGGACATCGTGCAGGGCCATTACAAGCCTTCGGTGATGGCGCAGAAGATACACGACACCGCCCGCCAGTACGGGCTGCACCGCGTCATCATCGAAGAATCCCCGGGCGCTCGCCTGTACCAGAGCGCCATCGACAACTACGCGCTCACGACCGGCTGGCCGCTGCAAATCGCATGGCTTCCCTTCGATGACGACGACGCGATCCGCGACACGCGCATACGCAACATGGAAGCGCTGATCGCGAGCGGGCGGCTGCTCTTCTCTACCGGCGTCAAGACGAAGCCGCTCATCACCGGCTTCCTCGAATACGGCATGATCGACGAGTCCGGCCTGCCGGATGTGATATCGCGAGTGGCTGACAACCTGCCGCAGTCGATAGCCGCCGAGTCGAGCGCCGATGACGATGCGTGGGAGATGATGCGGCAGCGCGATCATTTCAATATGGTCTATCAGCGCGGGCGTTACAGTCCTGTGGAGCCAGAGCCGGAAGAGCTTGTGCTGGAGGAGCCGGGGATCGAGGACCGGACGCACACCGATAGCGGGCTGGAGATTCTGATCCCGGGGCTGGAATACTAAAGTATCCGGTCGTCATCAAGGCTGCGGGCGGCAGTGACTAAATTGAGATCGCAAAACTGTGCGATCTCATTCATCCGGTCCCGCATCTGGAGCGGCCCTCGGGGATAGGTAGCGACCGCAAAGTCGTAGAAGTCCCTGAGAATCACAATGATCTGGTCATGGTCGAGAGTCTTCGCTGCCATCGCGGTAACTAGACCTGCGGCATGTTGGGCGAACTGGATCACTTCGATAAGAGCGTCTTGCTGGTCGTCGGTGAAGCCGCGTTTATTAGTCATGTGGTCTAGAATACTCAGAGCGCAGCCGCTTTCCGGTCTGCCGGGGTAATAGCACCCGCCCTCCCTTGACGTTGCCTCGGCAACTATCAATGAGAAGGCCCGGTGCTCGAACGCCGGGCCTTCTCGGAAAGAGAGGTACTGATCTATGACGATTCGCCTAAGAATCGAAATTGATCTTACCACACTGGCGGCGCTTATGGGCCGAGCTTCGGGCGATGCAGACCGCTATGAACGTGCTGACAAGTGCCCGACTCGACATCCTCAAGATGGGCGAATGAGGGGCGAAACCTCCAAACTTACAGTTTTGCAATATGCAAAAAAGGTGATACAACAGCAACCCTAACGGGCGTATCTGCTCCATGTTGTGCGCGGGCCGTTGGTGAAACTCTCGCTGGGCGAGTTTCACCCGAACCCCGCCAAGTGATTCACAATACTGGTGTACGGAGTATGGAGCTATGCCCTCCCCCCTGCTTGCAGATGGCAACCCGACCGCTCCGGTCTACCCGGCAGACGTATCCACCCCCGCGACGTATGCGCCGGACCCGAAGTACACCGACGCAGCCGCCCTCTCCATCGTCTGCCAAGACTTCGACACCGCATCGAACTGGCTCAATAACCGCCTGTGGGTGTTGCACTGGCGGGAGTCGGACACGCTCTATCAAAGCCCGCGCTCGCAGGCTGTGTTCGAAGGGTCGTCAGTGGCCCGCTCAAATGTGGCGAGATTCGATGTCGCCAAATCAGTAAACTCCTTAGCCCCGGCCATCAACGGGGCTATTTTTTCGGACCCGACACCCTTCGAGATCAGGCCGCGCCCCAACGTCCACCAGAACAGCGCCCGGGCGTGGAAGGAACTGCTCAAGATCATGCTCGACGCCTGCGACTTCAAGCCCGAACTCAGCTACGGCACCGAGGGCATGACGAATCAGGGATCGGTGGTCTACAAGATCGGGTGGGAGGAGTACACCGAGAACGAGACGCGGTGGGAGCGCAAAGAATCGCCCGCGCAGATGGACATGCCGCTCGGCGGTCCCCCGGTGCTGATCTTCACCAAAGAGACAGACGAATTCAAAAAAGTAACGAAAGAGGTCACAAAAAAGCGCCCAATTTTCGAGAAGTGCGAACTCGGCACCGTCTTCCCCAACCCGAAGTGGCGCTCGCCGAACCAGATGTGGAAGGCCGGGTGGGTGGTGCAGGAGTTTTATCTCAACTACGACGACCTGACTAAACTACGCCAGAACCCGGACTACGACATCCCCGACGACGAGACGCTGCGCTTCATCTTCACCAGCGAATACGAATCGACGCAGACGGACAACGTAGTCGCGGGGACCATGAACTCGAATCCATCGGTGCATCACGCTTTGAGCGAGGATGCGCAACCGAGCGAAGACCCATTGCTGAAACCGATGCAGGTGCTCGAATGGTGGTCCAACGATGAGGTCCGCACGGTCCTGCAACGCAAGGTGGTGATCCGCAACGGCAAGCATGAGCTAGGGCAGATTCCATTCCTCTCGGCGAACTTTTGGAACATCGAAAACGCGGGCTTCGGGATGGGCGTGGGGCGCATCGCCGGAAGCGATCAGAGGGTATCTGCCGGGGTGACGAACGCGGCCCTCGACATCATCGCGTTCGCGGTGCAGCCCGAGTATGCCATCGCCCGGGGCGCGAACGTGCCGACGCAGGATCAGCGCCGCAGGCTCGGCGGTATCCGGCTGGTGGATGGCATAGATGCAACCAAATCTATCGCGCTGGTGCCGCAGCCGCAGGTGCCCGCCGATGCGTGGCGGGCGCTGCAAGTCTCACAGATGACGGCAGACTCGACGACCGGCGCGGATCAGGCCGCAGTACAGGGCACGTTGCCCGGGCGCGGATCGAGCATCGGCAAGTCCGGCACCGGGGCGGGCATGATTCAGACGGCCTCGCAGGGCCGGATACAAGCGCCGGTCGAGCGCGTGATCGACGGGGTGCTGATCCCCTTCCTCAAGTTTTTGTGGCGGCAGGTCAAGCAGCGGCTCACGGTGCAGGAGGTCCGCGCCCTGCTCGCCGACGAACTGACCGAGGCGATCTTCGTAGACTTCCATGACTTCTACAACGCCGATCTCAAGTTCGATACGGTCGCGGGCACCCGGCTCGCGGCCCGCGCTCGCATGGCGCAGTCGCTCCCCTTCCTGCTCGAAATCTTCGGCAACCAAGCCCTCGTCTCCCAGATGGGGCAGATCGGGTGGAAGGTCAACGTGCTCGAAGTAACGAACATGGTGATGGATGTCTCCGAGTGGCAGAACAAGCGCGATCTCATCGTGCCCATGACCGACGAGGAAAAACAGGCGATGCAGCAGAACAACCCCGAGCTTCAAAAGGCGCAGGCCGCGTCGCAGATGCTTCAGCAGAAGCACCAGAACGACATGGAACTCGAAGACATGAAGATCAAGGGCCGCATCGCCAACACCACCGTCGCGGATCAGCACGGCAAGCTGATCGAATCTCCGCTGGAGAGGGCCGCGAGCTTCGCCGAACGCACCGCCGACGAACGCAACATGCAGCAGAGTCCATACTTCTTAGGGACGGGAATGTGAGTTTCTTTAGAAACATCTCGGATATTCCGCTGGATGCGTACCAAACGATCTATGCCGACCCGCCTTGGATGGAGACTGGTGGCGGCAGAATCAGACGTGGTGCGGACCGCCACTATTCGCTGATGAAAACCAAAGAGATA